ATCCCCAACATTCGGGGTCTCCCATGTCGATGTGTTGCCAATTTGCCAAGCTAAATTATCTGCTGTCGTATCAGGCACAAAGTCCTCTACGATAAACCTAAACCCAATATAGGTGCCCCAGTTAAGGTCCGCGACTGGGGGCGCCGCAGTCGTACTCCCTCCATCAATTCGCACCATGCCAGACGACGCGCTCACAAACTCAAGCGCCGTTGCACCGCTGTTGACGGCGACCGTTTTACCGCCCTGCCCAGAGTAGCTGGACGGCGTGTCCGTTAATCCTGTAAAGGTGTCGGTATCCGTTGGGGCGTCAATAAACTCAAGGGCCGTCTCGCCGGAGTTCACTGAAACCAGCTTTTCGCCTTGGCTGGTGTAGCTGGATGGCGTATCAGTAAGACCGGTAAATGTGGACGTGCCCGCAGTTCCGTCTGCAAATTCTAGAGCGGTTTCTCCAGTGTTTACCTTGACATACTTTCCTGATTGCCCTGAATAACTGGACGGCGTATCGGTTAAACCAAGAAACGCGCTAGCGCCCGTTCCGCCCGTGCTTTGGCGTATCTGGTAAAACCGTTTCGGGCGCCGGACTGGCATTAGTCGAATATCTCGGAGATTTCGGCCAGGTTAAGCGTACCGTCTGCTGTAATTTCCTCCGCGCGCGCTTCTGCCAGGCTGGCAGAGTAGCGATCCAGCATGATAGACAGCCCTTGGCCCGCGTCCGCTGTGCGGCCCGCAATGGCAGATTGCACAATCTGGTTCTTCTGCGACTCGCTCAACGCTTGCCAGGCGGCCAGAAAATCTTCAATGGTCAGCGCTGCGAGCTTCTTGGGCTTCAGGCGGCCAGCGATTAGAGCTTTAACTTCTTCTGGGGTCACTGTTATGCACCGTAAATGGCAATAGAAATGCGCGGCGGGTCGGTTCGCGAGTTGGTGTTGTTGCCAATCACGGCAATTAGCGTAAATCCGCTGGTTGTTACCGACACGTCCTGATCGACACAGGCAACCGCCGCTAAATTAGACCCCGTTGCATAATTGGTTGCTGTCGCCACCACCGCGTAGTTTGCAGAGCTTGCCGTAGAGTCAAAAGTAACGGCATAAGTTCCGGTGCCCGTGCGTGACACGCTAAGCCCATTAGCGGCTATTTCACTGCCGTTTGTTCCGTTGAAAACAATCCACTTTTGCTGGCTGTCGACGTATGCCTTATTCGGGATATCGTCGTCATCGGTTACTTGGTCTTCATAGTCAGCTATCAGCGTGTGCAAGGTGCCGTCGGACTCAATCCGCAGGGCTTCGACCGCGTTGGTCGTAAAGTCCATTGTGTTAGCCGCGTGGTCGTACTGGATGCCGCCCACGTCGCCGTCCGCAGGATCGCCGAAGGTTAGATACCCTTCTGACGTGGCTGGCGTCAGGATATTAATCCCGGCGTCGTCGTTATTCTCTACGATGAGATCGTCCGATCCGGTGACGCTTGGATTACTTCCGCCATAGGCGCCGGTCTTGATGTGAACGCTGCCATTCTCGACGCCCCAAGGGCTTGTCGTGCCAATGCCAAGGCGCCCGCCGGTCAGGTATTGCGAGGCTGTAAACGTGTTTGATTCGCTGGAAGTGACTGCATCCGACGTGTCAGCCTTGCTAGCGATGGCCGTCACGATAGCGTCGAATTCATCATCAACATCTGCGCCAAGTATGATCTTTTCGGCATCGCCAGAGGCGAGCGAATCTTTAACGCTGAAGTCGTGCTGTCTTGTGTAATCAGACATGGCTTAGCTTTCCTAATTTGCTAAATATGCGGATTTCATGGAGGCCGACTTGTGCGCCGTCCACGTCGAACTCGAGCCCGTAGCGGACAAAGAGACCGGACCCGGCGGCCTGGACATAGCGAAAATTAGACGCGTTAACAAAGCCGCCCCACTCAGATAGTGCCCAGCCTTCGCTCGAACTGCTGTCATTCCACTCGTCACCCGCCGCAATGGGCAGAGCTTCGGCGAAGTAAATGTCTTCGCGGTCCTCTTTCCAGTCGAACGCGAGAAAGAATTTAGGCACATAACCATCGCCGCCAAAAATCAGCGCCGCCAGTTTTTTGACGATCTTTACATTCGGGCGAGCAAAATCCATCCAAGCGCTTTTTAGCGTCATCTTATAGGTGCTGGCATTGTCTTGGTATCCAGCGTACTTGGCGACGACGCCGCCGGATAGCGCCAAAAACAGCGTGTTGCTGTCCGGGTCGTATGTGCTGTCGTTCGGCGTCAGGGTCCAACTCGAGGCGCGTCGCGCGCCGCCAGGCAAGTTCTCCCGCGTGTCGAACATGAAGCATGTGTCGCCGTCGGAAATCAGGTAAAACGAGTCGAGCGGCGAATAGACAGCGCTGGCGTTAGTGGTGCCGATTTCGTTTAGCAGTTCGGAGCGAACATAGGCCGAGACTTGGCCGAGACTTGGCGTCTCCTTTTCCAAAGTCCGGCTAAACGACTGGACGCCGTTGTTGCTCAAGAAATAGATGTCATCGCCGGTATTCACGGCGGTTTTCTGGTTCACGCAGCCGATGCCGGTGATCGAGTCGACCAAGGCCGGGTCGCCGTTGATGTCGTCAAAGACTAGGATCGACTCGCGCCCCATAATCACCATTAGATCGCCGATGGCCTGAAGCGCGGTGATAAAGTCGGCGCCATACGTCCAGCCGTCGACCGCCGTGGCGCCACTGTTCCCGGTCGTATCAATAAACCAGTCATCCCAATCTATGCCGGTCGTTTTGGGATCAGGTTGCAGGCCAGAGCCTAGAACCGTTTTCCCATCGCTCGAGGTAATGAACAGGCGCCCAAAGGCCGACATGGCGACGCCTCCTGTCGGGTTCGCGGTGCTCCCGGTGGCCGACGCGAAGTTTGCCAAGCTGCCGGTGCCATCCCATACTTTCGGCGTCTGCCCTTGCTCAACCACGACTAGGTAGCCGTTGCAGTTGACTAGCTGGACGTCCGTGCTGTTCATGGTGCCGCGGCTGGTGAAGGTGTCATAAGGCGCGGTCGTCGTGGTCATCTCATACAGCGTCGCCGTGCCGCTGTTGTTGCCGACCACCATTAGCTTTTCCGTGGTGCGGTCCTTACGCCACCAAAAGACTTGCTCAACCGTCGTTGGGCCGCCGCTGGCTAAGACCTCGTACCCCTTGCGGCTGACAATCTTGCCGCCCTCATCAAAAACGGCGTTTTGCAAAACAGACGCGAAACCCTGTTTTGTCGTGGCGGCGGATTGCTCGAGGTTAAGCCCCAGGAAACCCGGGGCTGACAGCGAAGCTTGGACTAGCGGACTTGCCATTGGCCCGATGTCCCGGCGCTGCTGTTGTTAAGCACGAGGTAGCGCGCTAGGGCGTTGCGCGCCTGGTCGAGGGCTTCGCGGTAGGCCTGCCCGTTGTCTTCGCCACGCTCTTTGATCGCGTAGGCATAGGCCCGCATGAATACGGGCTCGGAGGGAACGCCAATAACGTCCGAATTATTGACCAGATCGGCATCGGGAACATACGCATTAACCGAATAATCGACGGCGCCGGAGGGCGTCGGGTAGAGCCTGAGCTTTAGCTCGCCAGTGGATGCGGTGCCAATGACAGCCCAGCGGTCTGGCGTGCCATTGCTGGACTCGCGTTGCTTTTGCTCGATCAGGTGCCGCGCCGAGCTTCGGCGGAGGGTGAACTTACTAGTGTCGGCAATTACGGAGTAAACCGTAGCGCGCTCGTTTGTGTCGACCAAATCATAGTCAGCAACGCCGCTTGAGGTCGTGACACTGATCGTTTCGGTCAACTGGACCCATGGGGCCGCGTCTTCCACTGCGCGCTTCGCATCATTCACCAGCGCCGCGATGAGCTTGGTATATTTGTTGCTTGTGACATTGGTCACTTCTGGTTCGCGCAATCGCACCAGAACCGCGTTTACCAATTCTAGAAAAGTCACGCTCTAAACTCCCCGGCGTTGCGCTGCTGAAAGATAATCCGGTCGCCAAAATGGCGTGCGTCATGCTCGCCCTCGTAAAGGCCAGCCCAGCCATCCCCGACGGGCATCCCGTCTTCGGGCGGCTCGCCGTCTATCACATCAATAATAGCCGGAATCTCTATGTCTAGCTTGCGCGCAGCCCATAGGCGCCCGCCGCCATGAACGCCGATATCTTGAATCTCGCCGCCCCATAACCGGCGCTCGAGGTTCACCGGGTTAATCACGCCATGGGCTTGAACGCTGGCGAATAGCTTTCGCAACAACGCTTTGTTGGCATGATTGTTGAATCTTTGATTAGAGAACTTCCGGTCGTCGTCTTCACAAAACCAGAAAACATCGCCGTGAAGGCCCAGGAAAAAGGGCGCCGCCCGTCTCGCCGGGTATTCCCCAACAAAGAACAGGCGGTGCCCCTTCATGGCTTAGGCCGCTACGGCGAGAACCACTCCGCCCTGGCCGCCACCGCTGCCGCTCGTGGGCTTGATGCACTTCGCGCCCCATAGGGCGTCGGCAGTCAGAAGGTTAGCCAGGTGCTCGAGCTTGTACTGCGCCTGGACCCGGACGCCAACTTGCTCGACCAACACCACCGCCGACTTGTGCAACAGCGTTGCCGCCAATGCTGCCGAATCAATGTTCGGACAGGTATTGGAGACGCGGACCGTCACGCCATACACATTGCCGATGATGCCGTTTCGGATGGTATTGCCACCACCGACTTCGCCGACATAGGCTTGTTCGGTAAAGCGCGCGAGGCCCATCAGGTTGTTACGCTCAACCGGCGGGATAATCAGCGAACGCTCAGACATCGGCATGTCTTCTTCATCAAGCGTCTGAATGGCGCGGCGGATGCCCGCATCGGCTAGGGCCGCCTCGTTGGCGCCACTAAACGCCGTCGACCCGTCGGAGCCAATCACGGCGCCGTCGTAGTCTTCCACGCCGTCAGCCGTGCCGAAGGCGGAAAAAGCGGCCTGTAAGTCCTGGTCGATTTTTTTCGAGATCGAATAGGCCGCCTCTTGGGTATACCAGTTCCGCATGGAACTGATGCCCTGAACGCCCGCGATGTCTTCAATCAGACGCGAGTGCTCGTAGTGCTGATCGAGGGAGATCGTCT